CTTTGATTATTATCATCATAAGCAAATCCTTCTATATTGCTGGAAGGCATTCCTTGTTGAATTTGTTCAGAGACTGGTTGAGGTTGAAGTGATTCCGCAGGGCTTGCACTCAATTGATCTATGCGAGTAGTCAGTAATTCTAGTGTGCGTGCCAATTCTCCTTGAAATTCATCGCTTAGAATTTCCCCTGATTGCATGACCATTTGAATGGCCTGAAGAAGTTCAGAAAGTAATGCTTCCAATTCCTGACGTTCATTCACTATTGTCCACCAAATTTCTGGTTAATTTTTTGTAAAATCTGCATCAATGCCTGTTGACCTTGTCCAGGTTGTTGAGGCTGTTCTGGTTGACTTCCTATTTCATTTTGTAAAGAATTCAATGGACCAGATCTAATTCCTTTCTGTGTTTTATATTCGAAAGTTTTGTCATTTAACTGTGTTAGAATAGCTTCATTTCCATTTTTATCAATAAATCTATCACCTACTTTCATACCCAATGAATTCTCTGGTTTTTTTTGTAAAACCGCTTGACTTTGAGGATTTTGTGCAGGTTGAGAAGGTTGAGCCATGTCACCATTTCCATAAATTCCCTGCAAAATTTGAGACCAGGGAGCCTTATGATCTTTTACCAATTTCTTAATCACATCACCGAATCTCTTATCATTTTGAGCCAATGCTGCTGCTTCAATGGGTTTACGTCCTTTCTGTATTTCTCCTAAAATGAACTGGTGAAGTTCTGGGGAATATTGCTCTATGATGTTTCTGGATTCTTTTGCGGATTGGGATTGATTGATCTGTTCTCCAATGAAGTCTTTAACTTCTTGAAAATCGTAACCTTTATCTCTGGCAGATTGAATGAATTTCCCAAAACTCGGACTTATTTTTGAAAGTCCCTTAATAGCTAAATCTTCAGGGATGTATTGACTCAAGAAAGGTGCAGCACGTGATAGAAGTGGAGAGAAGGCTGTAGCAGCGGCTCCTATTCCTATTTTAGTAGCTGTCTGAGCAAATCTTTTTGGTCCCTCAGACTGTCTTTTCATTTCTTCTGCTGTCTTCGCGTAAGGATTCATTTTTTACTCCCAGGCTCTAAGCCATACATCTTTCAAATCAAACACATTAAGATTTGCAGCTAATTGATCTGCTTGCCACACTTCTAAATTATCTCTGTGATTGTCTAAGTAATTCAACCATCCACGGGGATCTTGTCCTTTCTGTTCTAATTCATATGCTATTGATAATGGGCTATGAGTTTTACCCATCTCTTTTTTTAGTTTTGAATAGGTGGCATCATTCACTCTAGGAATTGAAGTACCAGATATAGTTGGAGTGCCAACTTGTATACCAAATTTATTCAATGTCGGTAGCTCTCCTTTTTTTATAGGATAGGATTTGTGTGCAGCGTAGAGCGGAGAAACTTGATAATCTGAAATTAATTGATCCATCATTAACTGCTGTTCTCCTCTAGATGAGAAGTTTTTCTGTAATGCATTTGTTTCTCTATTGAAATCTCTTGGAGACCAAGGACTTAAAGCCCCTAACTTTAAATAATCTCTATTTGCCTGATCCAATTCCTTAGAATATTTTTTTATTGCTTGTTCTTGTGTTATACCTTCTCCTCCTTCTTTTTCAGATAAAACCGCATTTAAAACTTTTTCCTCAAAATTCTGATATGCCTTTGGAGGGATATTTTCTAATTTTAATTTAGTTACTTCATCAGCAAGTGCTTTTTTAATGCCTTCTTCTTTTGCCACAGCAGTAGCTTCTTGAGTCTGATGTGCCTTTTGAATTTCTTGATTTCTTGCAGTGATTGCTTTCCTTTCACGTAAAGCGTTGTCAAAATCGTAGTCATATCTTGCTGGATTTTTCTGAAAATTCTCGTAAGCATCGGTTCTTTCTTGCTGTTCTGTAGGAGGAATGTAAGATTTGTAAGATTGTGCAGTTGATTCTGGAGTTGCTAAAGAAGGCACTTCTCCTTTCACAGGTTGAGTTAATTCTTCTTGCGTGGGCACATACCCTTTTTGACCAGATTTAGCCCCTTCTTTGCCTTCGTATTGATTCTTTAGAGAATTCAAGTAAGATTGCTGCTTAGCTAATTGAGATAGGCTTTGAACGACTTGCGGTCTGTCGATCAATCCAGGAACGCTTAACGCCCCAGTGAAATATTCCTGAGGGGATAAATTTTTTTGCGAATTTAATTCTTTTAATCCCTGCGATATTCGATGGCGCTCAATTTCTTTTGGAATCTGTTCAGACAGTCCTTTACCTATTCCTGTTCCAAGACGTCCGAATATGTTTCCTTGTTTTACTGAGTATGACATTTTTATCTCCCCATAAAATTAGGCAATTGTTGCCTAGGTGCAATTTGTGCACTTGCTGGGCCTTTCCAATCTGGAGTAGAATTTGCCCCGGTTTTATTTCCACCCCATTTATTTGTTAGCCAATTTCCTCCAAAACTTCCTATACCTTGTCCGATTCCATTAGCTACTTCAGAAAGAAATCCTGGACTACCTTGCTGCGTAGTCACATCTTGACTGTAGTTACCCAATGCTGCTTGTCCTATTCCCTGTAATCCTTGAGCACTTGAATGACGCAAGCCAGCTCTAAGAGCCCCTAATCTTTCTGAAAGATCTGTAGCTCCCTGAATTTGTGCATTACGAAATCCTGAACTATTTAAACTTCCAGATCCTCCAAAACCAGCAAATTGTTCCGCTATTCCCGGAACGATATCTTCATTATATTGTCTTAATGCAGGAGCTGCAAAGGCATTAAAATCAGCAGGATTGTCGCTCAGATTATTTCTATAATAATCGGAAACATCACCCCAAGCACCTCCTGCACCTCTTCTTTGTGCAGAATTTTGCAATTGTTGGTAGTTTTGTTGTTGTTCTGGAAGTAATGTGGAAACTCGTTCATGTTTTTCCGGAGTTCCAGTAAAAAATTGACCTACTTTTTTAAAAAAACTAGCCATATTAAAGCTCCTGTATGTATTCGATTATTGCCCATGCTCTTGTATAAGATGCAGCAACTGTAATATTAATGTTTGTCGCGTCATAATTTATAGTATCAGCCCCATTAGGTATAGGTTCACCTGTAAGAGATATGGCATTCGTCGCAGATCCAACAAGTTGTATTAAGCTAAAATTAGCGTCTATATCAATTCCATGAGGTTGTGAATTTGGTACTACTCCTCCTGTAAGTCCTGGAAATGTAATTACTTTTCTTAAAACAGTCCTAAATTGCTGTGATGATCCACCTCCAGAAGAAATATTCACACCAGGAATAAATGATTTTCCACTCAATAACACCTGATCTAAAAACCATCCTATTTCTCTTACATTCACTGCATTAGCAAGTCTCTTCAATTGCTCTACAACAAATGGACGGGCATTTTCCCATTCATCTGGAATTGCATCATATACAGGAACATAACTCTCAAATTCTTGACTATCTACAGGTAACATTTAATTTCCTATTGCCACCCAATTATAAGCCCATGTATGGCTATCATTATTAATAATGTTAAATTTCGTTTTATTTACATTGTTTTCAACCCAAAAACTGTAACTGCTTCCTGGATTGCTTGCATCGTGTTGTCTAGTAACTTGAACTGAAAAAACATCATTCGGAAAAGGAAGTGGAAAGGTAACTACGGGATCTCCACTCGTAAATCCAACGACTCCCCATTGAAGAATAATACCCCCAGGAAGCATTGTGTAACCATTTCCAGAAGCTACAGGAACAAAATTTCTTGTTAACTGAATTAATCTATTTCCCCCGGTCAAGAAATACAAAGCTTCATCAGCATTTATTCCATCATTTATTTGAGCGCTAAGTAATTGTCCATATCCTGGCGTCGCAGTGTATCCAACGATAGGTTGATTATTCGGCATATTTGTAGCTATCGTAGATACAGGAACCATATGTATAGGTGTATGATATCCTTTTTGAGCTGTTGCGTTATCAAATGGTAAATGGTCCACACCCATAACCACATTGGCTTGATTAAAATTGTCTTGTAGATTTTGATAATCTACATTAAGTGGAACTGTACCAGTAGGTACTAAAGGGTTATATGTAGGCATATTTCTCCTAAATTTGTGTCATTCGTCCTGCAGCTCTTAACCAAAGAACTTGGGCATCTATTTGCACATCTAATTCTTGTTCTTGTCCCGCCATCTGTGCATTGGAAAATGTGTATTGAAGAGTAATAAAGTTAGATCGTGTAGGACAATACACACGCTGCCAGAATTTTGTTCCCCCTACATTATTCAATGAGGAAGAACTTGTAGGAATTATCGCATTGAAAAACGTATCGGCTTCTATGGGTTCATTTCCATTATTTATCTGGTTTTGTGGAAGGATATTTGAGGGAAGATTGTCGTTATAATCTAGGTAAATATTTAGCGATATTGCACCCGGATTACTTTGCTCAGATGATTCCATTAAAATATCTATATACCCTATCTGAATGCTTTGACCTTGATCTATAAAATTGAATTTTTTACTCGTTATATTAAAGTTGTCTCGTACTTTTATTAATCCTCCTCCTTGATAGCTCCCAGAAGGAACGTCTAATTGAGGATCAGTAAATTCCATGGAAATAGGATCGTATGTGAATAAACTAAAAGAATTTTGGTCTATGACGTCTATCCCGAAAATTCCGTTATTTAAATTATTGTATGGGCTTGTAGAAACAATCCCTGTGATTTGAATGACAGCATTACTATTTAGATTATGATGTGGGCAGGTGATAACAGTAGCTGTCCCAGTTACTGGAGGACCTGCTACTCCATGGCCTACAACATCTGATATAAAAAGACTAGAGTCATTTGTTGTGCGTTGATCTAATATTTCTATAAATCCCTGTTGATTTCCTCCTACAATAAATGGAAAAGCCTGTGGCTGTTCTATCCAAGAAAATGGGCATTTAATCCACGGATCTGGTGTATTTACCCATGTACGACTAGATTGTTCCTGATATGTTCCTAATGTGGTTAGAGAATCGTCGAATAAAGCCCACGAATCATTTTCGTAGTTATAAACGAGTCTTTGATTTGGGAAAACCCATTCAGAAGTTGCTACCTGTCCTGAATAAACAGGGACAAGAGGCACAGTCCAATAAGCAAGACGATTAGGAAAGTCTCTGATTCCCTGTACCCTAAAAACTCCATCATTAACACTATTAAAATCAAAAACAAAATCTGGAATTTTGATATCAATGCGCTTGGATTGATAGCTATCACATTCAATAACTCCTTTATCTCCGATACCTAATAAAGAAGTGTCAAATTGTACCGAAGAAAATGGTCCTTCTGCACCTAATTCACTATTTACTTTCTCAATTTGAAAGGGAGCAATAGAACGGCCAGTATAACGTAACTGCCAAGTAGAACGCTCACAATAAATGACCAAATTATCTCGGACAAAACCAACTGCAATAATATCTTCACTAGTTGGAATATCAAGAAAACCACCCTGCCCACGAATATCATCTCTCCAAGAACCTGTTGCAGGTGGCCCTACTTTATATGGTATGAAAGGATTTCCGATTGTAGACCATCTGATTCTATTTGAATAGTTTAAAGAGCTTCCTGCGCTAGGACCTTCCCATGTATTGAAAACGACCATTCTTCCCCTGTATGGCAGCATAGAAAGCCAATTGGTGAGAAAGTTAGTAGCATCAATTTGTGCCCAAGGTGAATTAACTGCTGGAGTTGTATCGTGATAAAAATCAACCCAAGTGACCCCGTCAGTTATACGTGGAGGGTCGGCTAAACTTCCAAACTCTCCCGTATTATTTGTAACCCAGAAGAGTTTCCTGTTGCTTGTTGTAAATTGTGTGGTATATGCAGGAGGATTAGTTAAAATTTGTGAACTGACCCAATAATTAGTAGACCAAAAGAAATCGGTAGCTTTGTAATCTCCTAAATGGGCATTCCAAATAGTCCCAGGAATAAATTCCTGAAACTGTCCTGTACTTGCATTAAAAGTATACGCGTAATTTTGATCAAAAAAAACAGTTTGATCATTTGCACTATTTTGTAACTCTCTAATTCTAATCCCCATCACTGGAAGGCCAGGAAAATATTGAACTGCTGTTGTTACCTTTGATCCTGTGATTGTGAGAACTCCAGTTGTCCTATTTAGCGTTGCAGAGCCGCTAGAATTGGTTAAAAGAGTAACAGGGTTACTACCACCTGGATCATTGAATACATCGCTTCCTACGACAAAAGAAGCCACTCCTGATTGAATTGGTTGTGGTGATATAGTAACCATCAGATTTCCAGATCCATCTGTTGTCCCTATATTTCTTTGTAACCTTCCTAAAAGTTGATATGCTTTTTTCCTTTTAATTTTTTCTCTCCAAACATATGCATTCTGTAAAATGGGATAAGCATCATCAGGCAGTAGAAATTCCTCTCTCTCCTGGATAAGACCAGCGCTGTTTCCTGTGATTTTAAGAGGAGAATATCCAACCATCTAAAATCCAGCTCCTATTCCCCATCCACCATTTCCACATCCATAACCTGTTAAAGTTGTATTGAACATGGTGATATTTGGTTGGTATATTTCTTCAACTGCTTGTCTCTCCAAAACGAGTGCTTCTTGGCGCCTAAATCCTTCTTCCAGATTTGCGACTCCTTCCATGTCTTGTCTATCTCTCAATATCTCCCTAGCAACTCCGTAAGCAATATATTGCCACCATTGATTGAGCACGGGATTATCTGTTGTCATCATGAATTGCGCAGGAGTTTGATAAGATTCTACCTCAACTAGATACACATTATCGGGCACTGGGCGTATTGTGAACTCGTTATTCCAAAATAGAAGGTTGTAAGGACGCCCTACCTGATATTGGGCAGCCCATACATTCAATTGACTGCCTGGTTGAAGCGAATTAGGAAGCAGGATATTCATTTGAGTTGTGACGTAATTCACTGTTCCACAGTACTGTGGAGTCAATGGACTTGGAGGATAAGCAGAATTAGGAGGATAATTCGCATTTTGCTGCCCTCCTATCGGAGAAAGTTGTGGAATGGCTGGCTGCTGAGCATTTCCTGAATCAAGGTAAACGTTATTTCCAACAGCATTCTGTTGTATGAATAGGAGTCTTCCTGTGGTAGTGTTACTGCCAATTCCATTGGAATCAACCACTCCACCACCATCATCGATAATTCTAATAGCGTTACCATTAACATCTATTCCACCTATTACAACTTGCGTACTCAATATCCCAAAATTAGGTTGAGGAAATGGATTTTGATTATTCCCAAACAGTGTGAATGAGAATGTATTGGAAGATGTCCAATTCCCCCCTGATGTATACGCTGTAAAGCCAGTGCTGTCTATACCATTTAATGTGAAAATATTTGCATTAACCACAGTGACGGTGTAAGTATTCCCGTTTAACTGTGTCATTCCTCCTACGTTGGAGATTGTTATAATAGAGCCAGTTTGTAAACCATGAGCAGGACTAGTGATTTGACAAGGATCCGATTGAGTAGATCCAGTTATACTTCCTCCCGCTCCAGCTCCTACTTGAAATTGTGTAGGAGGTCTGGGATAAAGATTAAATAACTGGTCCCTATTCTTAAAAAAGTTTCCTAGTATGCCCTCAAAGTAGATGGGAGCCCTAAATCCCTGATAATTGTTTACATCCACAGGGTAACGATCTACGTTAGGAATTGTCAAGAATTTATAAACAGATCTTTGTTGATCTATTTTTATTGCGTATGGGAAGTCTTGATTGTAGAATGTGTTGACATACTGAGCTATCTGAGCGCTGCTCAATGTAGATTGGCTTGCAGACGCCGTCAACCGACGCACTTTCTGCTCAATCATTGAGTAAGTAGAATTTGCCTGAACAACAGCGCTCATAAACCACCCATGTAAAGCTGCTTTACTTAGAACCCATGCGCTACAAATCTATGCAACCACTCTCCCTCTTCATCTTGCGCAAGAGGGCTTTCATCCTTATTTACTGAGTTTCCATCTAAGCTGACCAATCCACTTCTCTTCTTCATGATTTTGTTTTTATCATTCACTTCATTCACAAGACCCAATGGAACGTCATAAACCTTTCCTGGAATGAAATGCCAAATTTGAATCGGGTCTCCAGCATATTTGCAGTAAGGTTTTGTCAATCTTTCATGTCTCCCACGTGAATTCAAATATTCTGCTTTCACTATTCGGGAATCTTCTTTTTTCTGTTTTTCTAATTCTTTTTTGTGTTCTGGCTTCATGTTTTTAAATTCATCGAAAACAACACTGTTCGTTAAAACGTTAATGAGCCCATGTTGTTCTCCAGAAGCAGTTGCCATTACTAATTGTGTCATGCTAATTACCTATGTTGGTTAAATTTTGAAAAGGGACGGCATTGGTTTGATTACTGTACTGCAAATTTCTAGATCCAGATGGAGAGAGACTTGCAGGAATTTCTACATTTCCACTAGGAACTACAAAGGCATCGAACAAAGTGGAATTGATATTTAGAGAAAAATTTGATCCATTAATCGCAATGATCGTTCCCACTAGACCATTTGCTTGAAACATTCCATATGAATTGGGGACAAAAAGCCTTATGGCCATTCCTACAATGTAGGTATTTGCCTCTGTTGTAGGATTTCCAATCTCCACAGATACAACCATAGGGGATGACTGTGTAATTGCTGTAATCAGCAATGAGCTAGGAATTGCTATAACAGGAGGTAGGTATTGGTTGGGCATTTATTAATTTCCCATGCATCTGTTTGTGACATTTAAAACATAACCATTGAACGTCAAAAGGTTTATCGTAATCCTTATGATGTGCTTCCATTTTTCCCTCAATGCCACATCTTTGACATTTATTCCCTCTTTTAATTTTCCCCCTACGAATTGCATTAGTAATTCGAAATCTTGCATTAATTTTATTTCTATTTTTCTCTTTGTATTTTTTCTGAGTATCTAGAAATCTTTCTCTGTTTTCTTGTCTCCATTTTTTCACTAATAGTAGTGTTTTACTTCTTGCTTCAGGAGTTTTTCTCCTTGCTGCTATTATTTCCCTATTCTTTTCTCGATCCTTCGCACTGTATTTCTTAGATTTTTCAGGATTTTTTTCACGCCATTTTCTAAGTTTATCCGCACATTTTTTCCGATTTTCTTTATTGTATTTTTTTCCTTCTAAAGATTTACAAATCTTACAATATACTGATAAGCCATCTTTCCTAGTCTTACATTTGGAAAATGCTTCTTCATTCTTTTCACATTTGCATCTTGCACATATTTTCATAAACTGGTAACCTCCGTTGATTAGAGGTTACCAGTTTCGGTTATAACATCCAAGAATTATGAGGGGACAGGCGCATTGATGGTACCGGTCTCCATTTTGAATGCTTGCCACATAATCACATCATTGTTACCACCTCCAGGAGCCAATGTACCTGCGGGTAGTATCATGTACGGAACGAAAATACTCGTTCTAAAAGGCACGGAACTGAAGTTATACCCAGTTGTCACGTTAGTGATTGGATTAAACGTAGCCGCTTGTCCAGCAGGTGCAACTGTCGCAAACAATTGAGTTGTTGGCGATCCAGAACTTGCTGGGAAAGCAAATGCTGTGTAGCTTGTCGTATTCACATTGATAGTAAAGTTATACGTATCAACTACAGAAACGACAATGGCAGGCTTGCTTTGTGGCTGGTTAAAGTTATTGAGTTGAGTCATTCCAAAAGATCCTGGAATGGTGAACTCAATTTTTTGACCAACTACTAGTCCATGTTGTTGAGAAGTTGTTACTTGTGCTTGAGAAGCTTGAGAAACAGCTGTCACATACAGGAAACTAGGAGCAACTGGAGTTGTAATTCCATTAGGAGATTGAGCAACTCTGCGCACTGTGAACGCAGTAGCGGCAGCTGCAAATCCTGAAGAATTCAACCCTAGCAAAGTAAACTGAGAACCACTTACCGAAGAAATGGTAAATGTCATTCCAGAAATTTGCTCCATTCCAACAGCATTATAAATAATGACTTGGTCACCATTCGAATATGTGTTGGTAACAGATGCTACAGCAGCACTTGCTTGAGTGATTGTGGTACCTGTTAAAGCAGCTTGAGGAGCAGGGAAGGCGTTTACATAAGTAAATCCAGCTCCACTAAGATTGCTAAAACTATTAGCATTCATAGCAGCAGAACTACTCCCTTTATACCAGCAGATCCCATCATTGGATGAGTTCAACTGACTTGCCACACTTTCACCACCGTTAAACCATTCTCCAATCACGCAAGTGTTTGAAGCAGGGTTTTTTGTGATTTGTGTCAAATTCATGGTGCGGAAGTAATCAACACCTGAAGGCAGCGGAACAATCTGATTAACCGCAGTAGCAGGTTGTATAAAAGTACCTTGAGTAAGAATAGTAAAAGGCATATTTCAATCTCCTTATGATGGTTGGAATGTTGTAGCATTCAAGCCAGAGATCCAGTTTTGGTTTGTAATTGCACGTGCAATCGCAAACTTTGCATAGAGTTGGCTGTTTTGAGCCACTGAGGACACAACCCAAGGAGGACGATAACCAATTACAGCCGTGTAATTGTTTTGTTCGATTTTTGCAGCAGCTTCTAAACCGAACATGGGTATTGTATAGACAGTGTTTCCTTTAAGAGAGATCCCTGGCGTCCTGGCTGCTTTAGAAGAAACAAACCAGCGGAATCTAGAGATCGAGCAATACTCCTCTGGTCTGATTCCTTCTTGAGTTGGATATGCTGATTTAAGCAATACACCTTGAACTTTTTGAAGGTCAGCAGTCAGATTAGTACTTGCAAGAGCAATGAATGCATCCCGCACTCCAGCAGTACCAAATTTCAGAGTTGCCTCTAAATTTGTAAGCATGGAGCGTGCATCATTACCAAGGAGGATAGTCTCAATGTTATTGATGTCATTCAAGCTTAGATTGCTTGGTTGATCCCCATTCAAACCGCCAGTACAGTTGATGTATGAAACTGAACTGGAGAATAGGTCTCTCATCAATAAGTCTTCTTTCTCACGAAGCCATTGACCAAGTAAAGCAGTGAATTTTGTAAGAGTTTTGCTGTTCTCCCAGAGAACAACTTGTTCGTTAGTAACGATCGACTTGGCATAAATTTCCATTGTCGCGTCGATATCTGTACGAACTGGGACCTCAGATGCTGGATCAATACCAGAACCATCTAATTGACCACCATCAGTTGAGAGACGCTCAAAGCGGCTCATTCTAGTGGTTTTACCTATATAGCTTTCTGCGTGATGGAGATCTACTCCGAAAGAGTGGATCAAATTGAACATAGGCGTACTTAATAAGTCTTCCGATGCCTGGACTGGCAACTCGGGAGCCATATTTTGTATGCCGGTAATTCCTGTTTGGAATGACATATTTGCCTCGCTGTAAGTTGATTATGTTTTCGTGGTTGACGAAACCAAAAGCAGTCTTACGTTGGCGAGGCGTATACTTTGCGGCCTGGTGGCTAACTAGCGAAGAAAGCCCATGGAAATCCGGCTATTCGCAAATTATCAAGACCAATATTTATTATCAATGATATTTATCTTTTTCTTATCCAACTCCTTTCAAAACTTGTTGCATTCTTGCCCAATTGGCTGCCTTTCTATCTTCACTCAATCGCGTCCCCCCGATGGTGTCTGCAGTCTGAGTAAGGCCAGTAGAAGATATAGACTTAGGCTTAGAAAAGTTAGCATCTGCTTTCGCCGCTTCTTTGCGTGAACTTGTATTATTTGGGACAAACTTTTTAATGGCTAGATAAATATCAGCCCATTTGTCATAGCCATCTCCTAATCTTTTCAATGGACGTGACACTTCTGGATAGTGATACTCCAAATAATCTAGATTTTCAGGAGTAATCGTGTTATTAAAATCAGGATAGGTTTGAACCAATCTCTGAGGATACTCTTGTGCTTCTCTCTCCTGTCTTGATCTCTCCCAGGCAGCTTCTCTTTGAGCAATGGCTTGCTGAACCTTTTTTTCTATTCTTTGGTCTTCCGTTTCCTCTTCTGGATATGTTGGAGATTGATTTTGTGCTGTTGAATTCTTGGAAAATGCAGCTTCCATTGCTGCTTTTAGAGCGGCAACTTCCGCATCTTTCTCCATTGCTCGTTTTTCTGCTGCTTCTTTCTCTGCTCGATCTTTTTTTCTTGCTTCTCTGAATGCTTTCCAGTTAGGATCTTCTGGTGGTTCAACAGTTTCCTTTTGAGTGGAGGCACTTTGTGCTGGGGGATTTTCTGGAGCTGGTGTAGGAACTTTATTTTCTGTTTTTTCTTGAAGTTGTGGTTGTTCTGGTTTATTTTCAGCATTAGATACTGTCATATAAGGCACTCCTATGGATGATTTAAATGAGCTAACAAGTACTTTGGAACGGTCTGTTAGTCATTTGGAATATGACATGCAAGTGAAAAAAATAAAAGAAGAATTGATTAAAAAATTTACAGATTATCAGAAAACGATTTTATACCTATCTGCAGATGCCCCCATCACGATTTTAAATCTGCCTAAATCAATTGAGAATTCCTTGATGATCCACGGGTGTTTGCGTGTCTATGACATTATTGATTTGGATTTTACTAAAGTCAAAGGGCTCGGTACTGTCCGAATCAGGGAGCTTACAACCCGCCTTAACGAGTTCCTCTCTATGCTGTAGGAAGTATTCATGTTCAGAAAGCATTGTGATATCTTTGTCCTTTCTTACATAATTCCAAAAACAACCATTAAAAAAGGCAATAGACCATGCTCGCATTGTGGAATATCTTTTGTCCACCCGGCTTAATGACGCCAGCTCCGCCATTACCATATCCGGAGGTAAGCACCATAGCAGCTTTGTTATCTTATCTAGTGATTTATTATATAAGAATACGGTCTGGTTAGGCCGTGGCTTTGGTAGATAGGGCCAACAATAGAATTTTCTTCTGACTGCATTACATAGAAGGGGATCACTGGCTAATACCATGACAACACAAAATTCATCCTCATCTATCATGTTCTTGTAGATATTTACAGACTCATAGAGATGCTTTTCGATGTCATCGGTCATTGCATGACCGACCTCTAAAGCATTGTATTTCGTGGTATCTTGACGAAGTTTATTAGATATTTCCCCGGCAGTTTTTCTTTGTTCTGTCACTATATTTTCACCAGCCCGTTTTTATAGTTTTTCTTGTAAGCACGCCATTGCTGATGGGTGTAATTAGGAAGGAATGTTACTATACTTCTTCTTAGAGATTTTACGACTGACTTTCGCATGATGCTTCTTTGATTCTTTTAAATACATTTTCTAAATATCTACATGCGGTTAATCTTGTTTCGAATTCTGCGATGCACCATTCTTTATAGTCATCATCTCTGCAAAATACTCCGTATGATTCTGCATTTATTCCTTTAATGTGATGTGGAATTTCTTCAATCCAGAAATACTTTATATTTTCTAGACGCAACATTTGATCTTTCTCTGTATAAATCCAAGGCATTAGTGGTCACACTCGTTGATTTTTTTGTCTGATGTTTTTCTTATCAATCTTTCTAGCAATTCAATAACGATTCTATTTCCTGTTTCAGGAGTAATTTGGGATCCTCTTTTTTTTAAGATATCTATGAGCTCTAGATCTGTACATTCACAAATATCTATTTTAACACGTGCAATTTCGTCAATATTCAATGATCACACTCGTTGATTTTTGTATGTGGTGTAGGTCTACTTTTTCCAGTTCTGGGAAGAAAAGCTCCCCATGCACTGCTATCTCCATGCGGAGTTATATCCATATTCTTTTCCCATTGCTCATGGGGAATAGCGCAACCGCTTCCGTGTTTAATCACATCTGCAGTTTTGTCTTTAGAGTAATCGGGATTATGATGGGTTTTTTTCATAAATATCCTTTTTTTAAATAGATCCTGGTAGGAATTGCACCCACGACCTCTCCCTATATCGTACGATATAGATCATCGCGCTCTAACTGCTGAGCTACAGGATCAAAAACGTTGCGTGTTAGGATTGAACTAACGGGGATGGTTCTTATCCCATCCGGCTCGATCAGGAGCGTGCCTCCCACATCTCGGCGTACGCAAACATAATTAATACTTCATTTTATGTTTTTTTGCATAGGATGCTAACGCGTCCACATCTTTTTTGTATTCTTCAGCTTGATTCATCTCGCTGGAATATTTTCCGTCAGCTGTCATAACATCTGACATTTTATGTTCGTGATGGCCTTTATTGAATTGAGCCATCGCATTATGCTTCCCATGAGCTTCCTTGCTATGTGCCATAAATACTCCTATGCAGCAACTTGTGCTGGTTGTTGTTGTGAGGCTTTATTGACCTCTTTGATGTATTGAGCCAACTCTAAATTATTCCTAAAATTATTTAAATCTAAATCTTCGAGTTCGATCATCGCTTTCACCATATCGAGATCAGCTTGTGTCTGCTTATGAATCGCAGATGATTCTATTTCATCCACCTTCGCCATATCCATTCGTGCTTTGGCCATGATGCCTGTAATCTTTGCATCATCTATTCTAGATTGTAATTGCGCTTCCTGTTGAGCCTGTTGAGCTTGTGCTTGTGTTTGCTCTTCCATATCTGCAATGACTTCGCGCTTATTCGTAATGAACGCAGCTCTAATAATGGATTTATCCGCAATATTCATACCTATTTGTTTAAAGTGAAGTAGTTGTTGAAGCTCCGTTTGCCTTTGTGTTGTAGAATAGTTACCTTCTTCGACTGCAGTGGAATATTTCTGACTGTGAGATGTCCAAAATCTGGGATCTGCATCATGACCAAGGATATTCCGTATCTTACCCTTAGAGAAGTTTTTTCGAATGGACTGGAGACGTATTTTCCCATAAAGCCGTTGGGAGTAATCAAGCTTGTCAAATATGGTTTGTAGTGTCGTAAGACCAGCTCCTTGCCTGAGCATTGACAAAATTCCAGATTTATCATCAGTCGCTGCGCCCAGAAGTTCTTCATTTACACCTGATATTTTTGTTATATCTTCAGCTAGGGAATTAGAAAGTTCTATAAGAGATTGAGGAATAGAAACTGGCTCAATCCTCTGTATTTCATTGGGTAAGTGGCCTGATTTCAATGGTACTAGGAAACCATCCCCTCCACTGGATTGACGGAAGCATTTAGGGTCTGGAACTACATCTACAGGGTATATCCACCCGGCATTTAAACTAGATTGCAGTATTTGAAGCTCAATGACTTTGCGCATATTGTAGAGAAATTGAGCATCTCTGAGATTTCTTATTACTCCCTGCTTCCTCCACGCATATGCGATATCTTGTTCTATGTAGCACTGAACGGGGACGAATGGATAATCATCAATATTTAAGAGATTGGCTCCGTTGTATACTATTTTTCCTGATAGAGCTATCACCATTTTCACAGTGGGAACTTGTGTTTTTTTCACAATTAGCCAGGGCTGTTGTGCTAAAACACGCTCCATCATTCCATCATCTTCGGACTCATCTTCCTGCCATTCCACCGCTTCTCCAGACATAGGGTCCAGAATAATGTTTGCCTCTCTACTCGTCCTATAATAGAATTCGTCATAGGTAAATAGGTTATTAACAGCCACGTTCTGCAGTTCTGCTTGCATTGGAAAACGACCATCTTTCATTCCCCCAGGTTTCATTTTGTCTATTTCTTTTGAGTAACCTGGGAGGAGCATTTTAGCCATCTCTTTAGATGTCCAACGGCGTCTCCAAATGCCATTACAATCTGAAAGATCTTGCTTTCTTGTGTATTGGTCTATTAGGTAATTATTGTACTGAACAGAATCTGTGAATAGATCCCCAGAGATGGGGTCAAAAGTGTAGTCAGGATATATATGTAGAAGAGTTTCACCAGTGTCAACTGCCCCTTCAAATGCTTGAGAGAGATATTCTTGAAAACCATCGCGATCATCACACCATCTTAAAACACGATTGTAATCATCTGCAAGGGGATCATCATTTTCATGTATAGGGAGAGTGATTGTAGATTTGCGATTTTTACGTTGAAAACCGCAGATCATGTTGATGTGGCGACGAATCAAATTGAAAAAGAATCGCTGCACATTCTGAGAATTTTGCCCATACACTTGCGTATAAAGTTGTTGATCCCCAACTTTAAATCGCTTGTCTATGGCCCCCTGTAGCCAGTAGGTAGAGTTTGTCGTGTAGTTACACTGATAGAACCAATCCATCATTTGTTTTAGGTCTTTCGACTTAACATCAGATGGGTCTATGTATCCTAGGGAGAATTCACCAGACTCGTATGATCCCATTGAGAAACCTGTGTAAATTTAAATTCACAGTACCACAATCGGATTTATACAAAAAGAAGTGTTTATTTGTCTATTTTTTCTAAAATCCTCCTATTTCTGCATTGAATCTAGAATACATATCATCATCCCCGAATACCTTCCTTCTCAACTGATCATGAGAAATATTCTCATCGGGGTGATTGAACTCTCCTCTAGGAAATGCAGAGCACACAGCGTATCTCAATGCATCACAAATGTGATCATCTTTTTTCACTGGTTTATCCTCTCCTCTGTCTGCAGCCTTAGAATCCCATGCGTAAGATTGTATCTGTTCTCTTAATGTTGTGCATCCTTTTTGTATGACGATATTCTTGCCGCTAATGAACTTCGAGCATATCTTAATGCCGAGTAGTACATCGTTATTTGCATCCAAAACAGGGAGATCTGCTTGTCGAAGCGCAATTTTAAGACTTGCGGCTGCAGGGTCAACATATATTGCAGAGACGTTTTTATATCCGATAAAATCCTTGATATCTCGTACAAGCTCCTGGTCAGTCTTAGATCGACCTTTCTTAGCTGAATCATAGTAATATTCGGATTCCACACGGATTTGTGGCCATTTATTTGGAGTAATCGCGCATACCACAGCGGCCGTTGCGTTAGTTGTCCCGTAATCCACCCCAACGATATAATAACTTGGGGTAGGAAACGGATGTTCGTATTCGTTGTCATGATCGTAGCAATCATAAATAGCTCCATGTGCAAGTGCCCATTCTCCAAGTATGTAACGTTTATACCACATACCAGAATAGGATGCTTTAAGTTGCTGTTTATATGGTTCATCAAGTGATGGGTTATCTTCTAGGGAAAAATTCCAGTGTACTAGATCCAATGCAGGTTTATCTATGTAGTCCTTTTTTAACCAATGCGCTGGGCCTTCAGGGTTGCAGGTTGCTAGGAGTTTTGCTCCAGGAACTCGCAGACGGCTTTCCAGCATCTTCCAAAAAGGTTCTGGCAGGTTTGTTGCTTCGTCCACATATGCAAGGGCCAATGTTGAACCCTGAATCGTAGACACTGCCGAGACATCTGGAGCGCCAACAAACCAGACAGTCCTATCGTATAATTGATCCTGTTGACTCTTGTCTGTTGGACATGGGAAACCTAATCTTTTGTAAAGATGCCTAAGTATATTTCTTTGAATGGAAGTGCGATTGACTCCGATAATCATTGCATCGCCAGGCGGACCGTTTTTTAGGTCATAAATTAGCCTCTCAATGCTTGCAAATGTCTTACCTGAACTTACAGCCCCAACCCAGATATTAAAGCGATGTGTAGCTTCTGCGAAACTTTTATCTTGTTTAGGACTTGTGGCCACTTATACCCACTTATAGTTGAAATCAGCTATAACTTTATGGTATTACTTTATTTAATTTTTCTTGAAGATCAGCCACATGGGCTCTAAGTAGAATATTTTCATGTGACAGTGTGATGGTATCTTGATATGGAGAATCTTTCGATTCTTCTTTTCCTTGGCCTAACCATTCCTTACCTAATAATAAAAGCATGTTTACATTACCACTCAATGCTTTCATGTATTGTGTGTATTTAATATTTGCCTTACCAGCATCCTGAAAATCTACCCCGTAATCCCCAAAACTTACTCCGTATTCTTCTTTAAATCTTCTATAAAAAGTATCTATTTTTATTGAAAACACTGCTGCTATTTCTTTTGCAGAACATCCAGCTTCTAATCTTTTTTCTACAATATTCCAGTTAATTTCCTTTGGGGGTCGGCTCATATCCCTTCTCTAAATTGGTTTAGATCATGGTATACACCACATTGGGAGTTTAATCAAGAATATATTTGTGAGTGAGGTTGCGAACAAGGGGCAAAGCGAGTATAAATAAGATAGGATGATTAACCTTGGAGACTATATGTCCTATCTTAGTTATGCTTTGCCCGTAACAGATTATACGCTTAGGAATGCTTTATTGTGGGGAAATTGTTCTCTCCATTTTGAAAAATCTACTCATGGGACCTGGGGAAAAAGGGCTGTACATGCACTTATCTGTCTCATTGAATTGCCTCCTGTGATAAGCCAAATCGCTTCACTATTCGAAATGGTGATAGCTAAATATCTAATCGAGAGATTTAGAAAATTTACTCAGAACCTCCCTGTTTCTCCTGTAAAAGTGATCACCCCAATAATCACTGAACAACAAAAAAAAGTGGAAGAAACTCAAAATGAATCTCCAAAAGATGGTGCACCCGCAAAACAATCGCTAAATCTGCCGGATGCACCAATAAGTATGTTAGATAGTAGCCCAGTGGATTCACAAAATCAACAAGAATCTCCTGGTCCCTCTCCATCTAGCAGTCAAATTTCGGATACTCCTAGCACTGACAGTGAGACTCCTGTATCAGTAACAACCACGGCAGAAATGCAATTAGAAAGAGCGAGACAGGAGCAGCAAACAGAGAATAATTGCCTGATTGCGTAAAGCCGCTTTACATTGATTCATCTCGTTCGTTACATCATCCCAGTAAGGAAAATGGTCATCACAATACGCTGGCGCATTTTCATCAAACTTGTCTAGCCATTGTGCTTTTTTTGCACATTTTGTGCAATTTTTACCTAATTGCTTGAGTTGTGGAATGGTCACTAACATTTTTTTTCTTTTGTTAATCCAATTTCTTCACGCCATTGTTCAGAACCATCTTTACTTGTCACACAAATACCATGATAATGACTGCCTATCAAAAAATCCACTGTGTCATATTTTTGATTTTTCTTGTAAAATCTATATAGCATTATAAGCTCTTCAATTCCAATGGGTGTGCTTATAATAATGCCAAACTCATGATAAGTGACGCTAAAGCTATTCATGTCTACACATCAATGTCCTATTATTTAATAACTTTTTCTTTTTTAAATTCTTGCAAAACTTTAATGAATAATTTTTCAGATATTAAAATTCTTCTCCCTATGCGTACGAAAGCGACATGAAATTTTTTTTGCCACTTCGTTGAACCAAATATAATTGATCTCATTGAACTTTCTGATGGCCATTCCCCTTTATGTTTTTGACAGAATTGTCTGATAGTTAATAATGGCCCTATTTCTTCTTCATTAGAATCTACCTGTGCCATACGAAATCACTCCCTGTTAGCTTCAATACGTTTACACTTACCCTTCGGATTATCTCTGCTGAAGCCAAAGAAAACAAGCAAGTGGTGAAAAAGGTAAACGCCAGATCTTTATGCCCGCAGGTGTGTAAATCTACCGTGTTTGATAGCCATTTCATTGCAAGCAATCCCACCGAGATATCTAAAATTGGACACCTGCGCACAATGGGAGAAAGGGCGGTGTCACACACTTCTGCGATTTGTCTAAATGGGCTCAATGTAAATAGGTCTGTCATAATTTCTCCAATGATTTAATGTGAATTCTATTTAGTGGCGACTGGAAGTCCGTTTTCAGTACAACCGATTAGAAGATGCAATAGACACTTCACCCACGTTTGACGATACTCTATATCCATGCATTCCTCATGTATTTCATGGTTTTTTATTCTATTCGCAAGTTTTTTTATGTCTTCAAATGTTTCTTGTCCTTCTTTACTTTTCAATATGGTATCGAACATTTCATTTCCAGAAACAGCGCCATAACAAATACAAGGCATTAGATTTCTCCCTTTTTTTCATTAAATTCCCCTATCTCCAGGCTGCCAATTAGGATTCGGGCCTTTGATATTCTTACCCATCCATAACGTTATAAAATCCTGCAATTCCTCAATGGTTTCTATGATAGGATCCGACTGAGAGGCACCTATATAAAAATCCATCAGCATATTGTATATTATCTGCTTATAGCCATTATGTACCTCTTGCTTACTCATCTTTTTTAATTCTTCCGGTGTCATCTTAAGTAAATTTTTTGTATTTTTCATCATGAATCCTTCAATTCATATTCTTTCAATTTCTCTTTATATTTTTCCAAACTCATATGTCTTCCCGATAATTTGGCCGGCCTTTCATTTGATAAATGAATTTCTGCACTTTCTCGCAGTCATTAAAGTCGCCTCTAAAGAAAACAACTGCACATCCTAAATGCGGAGAATCTCCCGTCAGCACAAAGCGATTCATTTTGTGGAATTTCTCTATGCCTTGTTTGAAAGGACAGTCCTTCATCTCTTCCGCAGACTTCCACGTGCCACAACTGCATTTTCCGTCCTCTATTGCTGAGCCGCACATATCACACCTGTCCATTTTCATCTCCTTAAATTTTTTCCTTATCGGCTTGTTTTCTTTCTTTCTCATTTTGCCAAGGATATCTTCCATTTTTCGAGAAATAATCTTTATTTCTTAATCTTTCTAAGTCCATACAACTCTGACAACGCATTTCATGGAACTTAGTCGCATTCTTTATAGTTCTAGTAGTTCGTATTTCATAACAGCCGCAGATACACCGAACGACCCATTTATTGAACTTATTTAAAGAAAAAATCCCTATCACAGTAAAATTCCCAAAAAATTTTCCGGTGTAATCTATAAAATTTGGATCTTTTCTCACATAGGTGGGTAATTTTCTGATATCTGTAGTAGGAATAGGGTCTGTGCTGAATAGGTATGTTTTACAATTTATAGCTGGGTTGTAATGATCTCCAGAATCGTATACAACTTTTTTAGCTGTAATATCTCTAGGAATAGTATGATTTTTATCGAAACCAATTTTCACAAAATCACCCTAATCGGCTTATTGACTGGTTCGTAGTGCTCATTCACATGGCTGGCGTTGACATATTTAATCATTCCAATCTGTGCACATTTCCCGCCATTTTCATGGATATGTCCAAAAACATGAAGCTTCAAATTTGTACTACCCCTAAATTTATTCAATAAATATGTAGACCCGCATCTGTTTTTCGATGTCTGATCTAAAATGCCATAAGGAGGACTATGTGTTATTAATATATCTATGTCATTAGGTATCATCGCGAACTTCTCAGCCAGTTGTTCTTCAGTATCACAAGTGAAAGCCATGCAATGCGGATTCATTCCGGGAAAGGTCTTCGTCCAAGGAGATCCCCAGATCTTTATTTTCTTTGTTTCAGTCATTAGGACATCAATAGATACATGTGATGTTGATGCTGGATGAGCAACCTGCTTTTCGTAGTCGAATTCTGTGCCTGAATCGAAGAGATATTCCACTTTTTTATTTTTAACAGGTTCTTTTAGGCATAAATTGTCATGATTTCCGGCTATATAGATTACATGGCCATAATGTTGTCTACCACACCATTTAACAAATTCTAGATGTTCTTCCAACGTATCTCTCGCGGTCAAATCTCCTGCCACAATGAGAAGGTCTCCCCCTTCAAGAACGGGATAGTGCCCATGTAAATCCGCTATACAATCAATGATCATCGTTTGGCATCCAGGTTTTTATTCTTTCGTCAGTTAGTTCACATTCCATCCAGGTGTTTATCCAATCTTTCCTAACAATTCCCTTTGCGGATGGATCTGATAAAAAATCTAAAGAATCCTTAAGAAATTTTGTTAATATCCATTTAAGTGCTATTGATTCTGTATCAATAATCATTCATCAAACCATGTCTGATAGTGGTGTTTTATTCTATCCCATTCTTCTGTAAAGTATTGATAAGACATTCCTGAAGCACTATACCCATCGACTAATACACTCCAAAAAGCGCTAGCCCATAAAGTAGGTTCAATTTCAGGGTGATCTAGCATACAATTTTTTAGTAAATTGTATGCTGTTTCTATTTCTTCATTATCGGTTGGTTTTGGCGGTCTTCTTTCCATATTACGAATGTTCATTTTTAACTCATTTTATTTTTTTCTTCTAAAGCACCGATCTTCAATTCTATCAACTGGTCAACGATTGATTCGCATTGCTTTACACAGAATTCAATGTTTCTATAAGTTCTATTAAATAGCACATTGTTCTCAAATATATCCTTAAAGTTTTCCATCATTTTCTGATTCAAGGACTTAAGCTCTGGAGATTCATTTCTAAATTTTTCTATTGAAGGTACGAAATCTATGCAATGTCCGCAATCAAATCCAATCCAATGTCCATTACTTACTTCCCCAAATGTTAATCCAAAATGGCAATCAATCCCCATTTCTTCATATTTTTTATGGTGTAGTGGGTGATCCGATGGGACAAGCACATATCCACATAAATGGCCGCCGAAATAATGTTCTATAGGAGTATATGGTTCTTTTTCAATGACTCTTTTCACCATGCATTCATAATCTTTATACGAAAATTCTACTAAATCGGGTTCTTCAATCCATTCCCCATAACCTAAATGATTCATCTTAAATTCTACTGTATATTGATGCTTTACGCGCATTTTACTTCTCATAATTAAGATTTATTATTTTAAAGCTAATGGGTTTATGTCCTAATTCATTGATCGTAGAGCGAACTACAACTCCCTCTGTAGGGTGTCCATTTTCGTAGGTTTCCTCATCCCAATTTTTCAATCCTTCAAAATATCTAGTGTAGTATCCTAATACTTCAACCATCGGGAAATTAAGCATGCAGCAAAAATCATAATATTCTGAATGTTCTAGATATTTTTTGTTTTCTATATCATAGACAGAAAAAGCAAATCCCTCGATTGATTTGAGTCCAGCAGGATTTCCTTGTATATTTGGCCCACAAGTTTCCCATTGAATAGCATATCCATCTGGGAGATTTTCCTCTAATTCGTACTTAATAGCTATCTTCCAGTACCCATTGTTTTCGTCTTTTTCTAATTCCCAATTCCTACTGCATACACCGAATTTTCCTTTGTACTTAAATGCAGTTGTACTGCTTCCATCCATCTTTTGAGTGACGTATGCGGGTTTGTCTAATAGTAATTCTACCAATTCAGGTACGGATTGGTAGTTAGGTTCATCGGTTTTAGGAATAAATCCTGGAAATGGTCCTTTAACTTTTCCTTCTAATTGCACTGGTATGGGCTTGTGATATTTGGTCACCCCATAGAAATCAGTAATGTCTGTACCTATTTCAGATACATTCGGCATCAATAACGGATCAGGGCACATAGTAATCAGAACTTCGCTAGGAGCACCACGAAAGCGGCACATACGCACTCTCCACTTATGTTTCTCCATGAAGCTAAATTCTGATGTTTGCGGCAGTAGAGAATCAGGAAGAAAGACCACGCAGGTATCTCCCTCTTTAAAATCTCCTTTTCTTACTACTCCTCTCCATTTTCCTCCAACACCACAGACAACGGTAGCACTATCAATTTTATCGGCATTTTCCACATTTTCTAAGCATGCAATTTTCCCTACATATACAAGTCCTAAACTCATATAACTTTCTCTTTAAATGGATTTTCATATAGATATTTGTAAAGAGTTGGCATGCTTATGCCGTATTTCGTTGCAAGTTTTCCCTTGCTTATTCGTGTGGTTTCAAATTCCTTTACGAGACATTCTCTTTGGGTTGCATTGAGCTTCTTCTTCCTTCCTTCATATTTCCTGTGCTTCCTAGCTTCTGCTATTCCTTCTCGTTGTCGTTCTCTGAGAAATGACAACTCGAACTCAGCCACAGCACCAATAATAAAAAGAAGAAGATTAGACATTGAATTGTTTTTTCCATCGAACACCAAGTTTTCTTTTATGAAATGGACTTGTGCTCCCTTAGAAATGATCTTGTCAATTAATTGTCTAAGGTCGATCACATTACGTGCCAGCCTATCCATGCTATGCACGATTACAATATCATCTTCCCGGACAAAATCAAGCATTATCTGCAATTGAGGACGTGCAGTTGACCTGGCTGATGCATGATCTATAAATTTCTTATCTAATTCAATATCTACAAGCTGCCTGTCTGGATTCTGGTCAATCGTGCTTACTCGAATGTATCCTATGCGTTTACCCGTCATTATTCCCCACCTAATATTTTAGCTATTGTCATCCCCATCACAGTACCTAAGCAGGTGGCTGCTACGATGATAAAGAAAAGTACTGATAAAAATTTCACATCTTCCCAATTCGGCATTTTTCTTCCCTTTTTATTGTTTATGATGGTGCATCAAATGCGTCTTGAATTCCGCATCTTGTAAAGCAATTTTCCCTTTAAATTCTGCATCTTGCCTTTCTAATTTCCCATGAAAATCTTTCATTTCCTTCTGAATACTATCCAAAATTGATAAAATGTGTCGCATATCAGCTCTAGATTCTGTCCTATTCCATATGAATAAACCAAAAACCCCAATGAAAAATATTGCAAATTGTGTCCAATCCATGATTTTTCTCCTTTTTAAGATATTTTTTCGAATATTTCTCTTAGTAATTTCGGTATCTCATCAATTACTTCATCTCTATTAGATAATTCTTCTAAAGAAGAAGCTAAAAAACTAAGGGAAGTAGTAAATAAAAACATGTTAAATTTGTTTTTACTTTGACCAGATGCTTTCACTATTTCATCTATGAAATTATCTATGGCGTTTCCTAGTATCTCTCTTGATTTGGTTTCCTCATTCATTTTTTATTTCTCTCTTCGATGGCGCAGAGCCTTCCGTGAAAATCTTTCATTTCCTGATGAATTGCTTGTATTTGGTTTGAATTCTGTAAGTATAAAGGGATGGTAGATCCCAATATAGTCACTAGCACAATGACCATTTCTAACATTGGCTGCCACTGAAAGCGAATCTGATTTTCTTTTTGCATTTTACGCTCCTGTCGTCTGTTGTTTTATTTTTTTAATTTCTTCTATTAAGAAAATGACAATATCTAATAATCTCTCAGGTTCAGGAAATCCGCCTAATCTTTTGCATTGACTTAGATAACCTAAAATAAAATCAGTGTCATCTTCCCAGTCCATAGCACTTCTCCTTTGGTTGGCGAATTGTGGTAATTTTAACAGATGGGATTATATTTTAGCAAGAAGAAAAAATGGTCAGATGGATTTAAGGAATCAGATATTTTTCTGTTATAACGATAGGGAATACCCTATCTTGACTAAAAAATGTAGAGCGTACTAAAATATCAGAAAAAAGAGAGAAATTATGGTAAAAAGATTCCCAAACATGACGATGCAAGAAAAATTTGAGATTATTTTTTTGTATAAAAAAGGCGTTAGCGCTAAAAGAATCGCCGCTCACTATAATAGAAATAATGCGACAATTTTTAGAGTACTTAGTGAATTTTCTGAAAAAAGAGAAAAATTACCTATAGACGATTTACTAATCGAATTTTATTCCAATGCGGCTCACTCAGAAAAAATAGCTAGTGAATTCTCTGAAAATATAAAAAAAATAGGGCAATCCCTGCTAAAAAAACAGAAATAGTAAAATGACTACTTTATCTTTTTCTATTTCTTCGCCCATTTAATTCTTTTCTAATGTTTTGTTCAAATCTTCCGGTGGAAGGCTTATTTTCTCTTTTACTTAGTATTTCTAAGTGTGAATATTTTGGGAAAATACTTTCTACATACTCATTTATTATTTTTTCCTCATTCCCACCAAATAAACTATCGTAAATACCACAATCGGGGCAGGTGCAACAAAATTCCACAAAACCTCGTAGGATTGTTTTTATCGGCACTTGATCATATCTCTTAAATTTCATATTATCACTCATTGCGATATTCCTGGGTCTGGTTCTTTCATTATTTTTTCTCCATTTTCTTTCCAATGTGTCACATGAATGAGATTTTTGCTTCTTTTATCCCACCATTCACTAAACGAGTAATACGCATCAATCACTAAGAGTGGATATTCTTCATCTTTCACTTTATAACAATCATCTACTTGAGGGCGTCTTTCCTTTACGGAAATCCAATCCCCAATTGACTCTTTGGGTTCGTGAAATAAATCCATCAATTGAAATCTTTTGAACATTATCTACTTCCTACTCTTGAAATAAAAAATGAATATATATATCTACTATCTTCAACATTCCGTATTTTTTAGGTAAATTATCAGTATATTGATATGCAGGTGTCCAATTTTCTAAAGACATGAATTCATAAACTTTGTCTATGTCTTCCTTTTGGAAAACAACATACAAATGTTCTGAGTGTGTTAATTTTTTACAATGTTTGCATCTAGTCATTTTTAACCTCTATCACGAAACTCGCAATAATATCATCCTCAGGTATCAGAAATAAATTATCTTCTATCTGCATCTTTGTCTTGTATGGTTGTGCAAACACACATGCTCCTCTGCCATACATTTCCCCATCACTTTCTAATCGCAGGTAAGTTTTCTTTTTTTCCTCCCCTGGAATGATTAAATTGTTGCATTTCTTTTCTGTCACGATGTCTTGATTGGATACTAGTATAAATCCTTTTCTAGGGGTAATTTTCATTTATCTCCTCACTGTTCATGTTCTCAATATGTTTTAGACCATATTGTTGACGTCAACAATATGGTCTTGGATAGTGTATAAACCATTATCCCGGCGTCAGGAAAATGGTCGACGATTTATTGTAGGCATTTCTCTATTCTCAGTGTTATTTATATTTCTTCACCGCAATTTGGGCACGTTTTTTTACTTTTTTCCTTTTTTTTTGGGGATTCTTCATCATCTTCTTTTGAAATCCCCATCAATTCCTCTTCTGAAAATCCCCATTCGAATAGGTCCGTAGGCTCCCATTCATTTGCGAGTAGTTCCCAGTCCCATTGGCCTTGATTTTTGTTTAGTCCAATACATAACTCTTCTACTTCTGCATCAATGAGCTGTCTATTAGGTAGCCAACATTCAACGGTTTTTCCTTTCATTTTTTTGAGAATCTTAACGCGCTGATGGCCACCTATAATCGTCAGATCCTCATTGAGGATAGGTTTATCAATAAGTCCAAAATTCTTTATTAATTTTTCTAAGAGGTTAAACTGCTTTTTATCAATGCATCTGGGGTTTTTTGTGAAATTTTTTATTCGTTTCAATGGAACAGTTTCTATGTGCCAGGTAATTTGGTTTCTACTTTCCATTTACTTCTCCCCATTGATTTCTTTTTTCATTTAATGCATAATGTTTCAGAGGTAATTTATGGGCATACAACTAGAGTTTAATTTTTACGGGGAAAGTGCTGAAAATAGACGCTTTGCTCAAATGGAAGAGCAGATAAGAGAGATAAAAGAAAGCACAGATAAAGTTCGTAGGAAACTTTTTTCTGATATGAGCGAGCTAAAGAAAGCATTGTTTTACCTAAAATGTGAAAACCATGAACTTAAGCAAAAAATAAATAACATCCTAGGTGAAAAAGCAGAATGGAATTACCTCTGCAATGAAAACCTATTTGAGTTAGTGGAAAAACAAAAAGCTGCCATTTAAAGCCATCACCCCAGTGGTAATGGCTCTCAATGACGAAGTTTTCACATTTCCGTCATCCTATCAGTTGTCCGGAATTTCCGGAAAACTTATTTCAATGCGCACAGAGCTCGTATTTGCCTTTTCCTGGGCATAGGTCCAGGTAATGCGCGGATCGTTGTCTGCTCGGCCTTTTAAGGGCCTAATTTGGCCTTTCTTGGTTACATAGTGACCTTTCTTTTCTGGAATGAGGTATTCACTTAGCTCATCCCTGATGTATTTAAAAAAAGTTGGTAAGTTGTCATCGTCAGCCAGGGATCGGGAGAAGCGAGTCATCTTAACATGACAAGGAATTTTTATAACTCCCTGTTTAACACAGTATAGTCTGATAATATACTGCTGGTGTTTATGTCTTCTCGCTCTAGATGCCCAATGCTCAGATGAGTTTACTTCACTCACAGTGCGAAGAGGAATGTTCCAAATAATCATGATACGATCTTGCTTGGTTTTTCTTTGCGCATGTCCTTACCTTTGAAGTGGAAGGCTTCCCATTCCTGCATTCTGGAAGCGACAGCTTTATCTAAAATTTCACCTAAATCATTTATATTATAATTACTAGTTAAAATAGTAGGCAACTCATTGACGTATCTATAATTTAATATCTCAAAATACTGTCTTTTTAATCTATCTGACTTGGTTTCTCTCCCAAAATCATCTATGAAAAGTATGTCTTGTTCTGCAATGTCTCTAATAACCCAGGCATCACCTTCCTCACTCTTGGAAGCTTGCAAGAGTTTAGAATCTAACTCAGGGCTCGTGAAATATCTAGGCCATAGTTTCACTGGACATGTGCGAAACATCTCCCTAATCATCGCAAATGTGAAATAGGTTTTTCCTGTTCCGCAGCCGCCAAAAAAGAAAACGGAGACAGGTTTTATTGCCCATTCCTTTGCAAAATCAATGAGAATCTTGGGTTGCCTTTCGCAGTTTTCCAATGAGGCTTGCATGTACTTTTTAGGCACAACTAGATCAAAAAAAATCTTCTCATTCTCTGACTGCAAAACTCTCCCACTATTCTCCAATGAGCCTTGCGACGAACATGGGTTCACCATCTTCATCATAGAGTCCTTTGATAGTATTTGCGCTAGTGTTTGCATTGAGGTTTCCTTTGTTTTTCATTCTCATTAACAGAGTTTCGAATTTTTTTTCTAGATAAGTTGCAGTGTGCACGTATTGAATCCAAAATGGATCTTTAAGAGAAGATTCTATTACTTCCTCGACGGTTTCTTTACCGTACATTTGGCGAAGGCGTTCCATAGCAGCCACTTGAGTCTTAGTATTCTTAAGCTTTTGAGGACTGAATCCTGGAATATGAGAAAGAAGAGAGGAATAAAAACCATTAAGAAGCGCTTGCGCTTCTGTTTTTTCCGGAGCCGTAGGTGCCGGATGTTTCTTTTCTTTCTCTTTCTTTTCTGTCTCTTTCTTTAATACGGCCGGGTTTACCGGGCCGGCAAACCCGGTCTGGTTCAAAACATGTTGTGAGGGCATTTCTCTCTGTGAGTTATAAAAATCATTACCAGACCGGTTTTCCCGGTTTGGTGAACATTTTTTGAATTCTCTGATGGTGTAATGATATGGCCCGAAAGATCCATTCACTCTTTCGCGTGTCCGATCGACATACCCTGCCTTGATTAAGTCATCCATTACCGTTCTTATGTAATCATCGCCGACTCCCAATCCTTCCTGAAGTTGAGAATGGTATATTTTCCAAGTGGGAGGTAATGAAAGAAGATATAAAAGGACACCTTTAGATGCTGGTGTAATAGATTTATCCTGTGCCATTTCACGAGAAATCTGCACATAAGGATTCTGCCTATCGTGAGGACATCTCTGAAATGTGGATTGATTTTGATTTGATTGCGGCACAATTTCTCCCGTTGTTTTAGTGATTTTTACTTTTTTTACAAAGGAGAGAAGAAAGGCTGGACAGAAAATGTTGGACTGATTATACTCCCAGACAGTACTATGAAAATAGTACGGTTAATATGGATTATTACCTTTTCTTTCGTCGGGTGAGGTATAATCAGTCAATGTGTTATTTTGTCTGGTTTTTAATCAGTCAAATTTTTGTCTAGTTCTTCCTTTCGTCTCCTTGAGCCTGCGTGTAACAACGCAGGCTTATTTAATACGTTAACTCATTTTCCATTTGAATGAAATCATAAAGCTGCTATCGTGATACTGCAAACCCAAATTCATAGGTTTTCTGATGAGTGAATTCAAGGATGGTTCTCCCGAGATCTCCGTAGAAATCAAAGCATTCGTTTTTTTCGCATTTTTTTTCTTTTTAGCGGTTGTTTTTATCGTGTTTTATTCGGCTACAACATATGTCCCCACTCATGTTCCTGTTGAATATGTCGTCCTGCCGCACCATTCCTTGAGTGACAATTTCTATAGTTCGCATTAATTTTTTCCCTGGTTTATACCATCCTCTCATCACAGCTGCTAAATAATTTTCATTGAAGTTGATCATCTTTGCAAATTGTGTGATGGACATGTCATGTTTCTCGAGATATTCTCTAAGTTGCATCTCTTCTCCTTTTGTTGATGAAAATATCCTACCATTTCCGTATATTTTCACGCAACATCCTTTTTCTCTTGCGTTGAATTATACGGAATGGTATTCTGATGACACAAAAAAAGCAGACCATCTTCGTGTCGCAACAAAAATGGCCTGCTTGTGATAGTGTGAATTGAAAAAGACAGAAGATCAAAAAAAACCAGAGTCGCTCATTTAACAGATGAGCACTCGATAATAGGTAAACCTATCATCCAGCGGCGACATCATAATCGCTTCTGTATGTTTAGGTCAATTCCTTTTTAAACATATAGGAGCATTTCCATGACTATTTCCCGAGCATATTTCGCACCAGAAGCTGAATACGAAGATTACGCTTACGAGCCTCCTTCCAAAAGATGCTGTGAAGAACACATGCAGAAAATGGATCAAGCTGCTGGTTATCTGGAAGAGGTCCTTAATCATCTCTATTCAAAAGATGCTCTTGATGCGAATGCATTTGAAAATAAGCTCGATGAGCTTTGTTGGATTCTAGGGATAGAATTGCGTAAAGAAGATCTGCAAATTCAAAGACTACAAACACAAAAAAATACCATCTCTCAATTCCCTATTCTGGAGAATTGGGTTACTTACAACAACCACTATTTGAAATCTGTAAACCAGTAAAAAAATCTATAAATTTATCCGTAAAACAACCAAGAGGAAAACATGTCTTTTTTACCAGAAAACTACCAAGCACCAAAAACAAACAGCGGCTACATGAAACTACAAGAAGGAGAAAATCGCATCCGCATTTTAAGTAAACCCATCTTAGGATGGGAAGATTGGCATGAGAAAAAACCTGTTAGATATCGACTGGAGGACAAACCCTCCAGTTCATACGACCCATTAAAACCTATTCGCCATTTTTGGGCATTTATAGTATGGAATTATGGAGAGGAGCAGATTCAGATTTTGCATCTAACACAAGCTACTGTAAGAAAAAGTATAGAGGCATTATGCAGAGATGAAGAATGGGGTTCTCCTTATTTTTATGACCTGAAAATCATAAAAAAGGGAGAGATGGAATCCACGGAGTATAAGGTCAATCCCATTCCTCATAAGGCTCTAGATCCTAACATTGCCCAGGCATTTAAAAATAAGCCCTGCAATTTGGAAGCACTTTTTGAAGGGCAAGATCCATTTGCCTTGGATTATAAATACTATACCCCCATCCAAATACAGGATCGAGCTTCTAAAATCAACCATATGCCATTACAGGAGATTCAATGAACGCATCTGAACTCATTAGAGAAGTAGAAGAAAAGTGTTCGGAATACCTCGAAATGACCAGAAACCCCTCCGCTTTTATAGCGGAGGTGTTAGCCAATAAGGTCATAAAAATGCAGTTTCAAATTGAGTATTTAGAAAGAAGGTTAAATTATGACTCTCCAAATTCTGCGAGATCTAGTTCAAGGAAGTGATGAGTGGCTAGAAATGAGGAGAAAGAAAATCACAGCTACCGACGCTAGCGTGATTATGGGGACAAATCCCTGGAAAAATACGACTCAACTATATTTTGAGAAAATAAAAGGAGAAAATACAAAGAAAACAGCAAGAATGCAAAGGGGGGTTGATTTGGAGCCCCTGGCGCGTGATTTTTATTGCAAGACTACAGGGATAGCCTGCACTCCAGTTGTCGTCGTCAGAGACTGGATTATGGCCTCCCTTGACGGTTCTGATGATTCGATGCAGAATATCTTGGAGATCAAATGTCCAGGCAGTAAAGATCATGCACTTGCTAAGAATGGAGAGATCCCTTCCTACTATTATGCTCAATTACAACATCAAATGTACGTTGCTGGCGTACAGAAGATGGATTACTTGAGTTTTGACGGAGAAGAAGGGGTTATTATCGAGGTAATAAGAAATCGTGAATACATAGAAAAACTCATAGAAAAAGAATTGAAATTTTATCAGTGCTTAATGAATAGAGAAGCGCCTGATCCTTTTGAATAAAGCACAGGGGAGGGAAAAAACTTAAACCTCCCCTGACCCATTCAACAAAGGAAGACGCAATGAGAGAAACCTTACTCTAATACTCGTGGGCTTTTTTAGCACGATGTTTTAAATCTTTAGCTGCTGACTTAGCTTCTTTTTCTTCTACATGTTCGTGTTTTTTCTTCACTTTTGAATGTGCATGTTTTGCTTTCTTAGCATAATCCATTGCATCTTTTGAAAGAGCTTTAGAAGCTTTTTCTAATATTTTTTTGTGCATTACTTTCCTTTCTTTTTCGGTTTGGGGATTTTTGATCCTGATTTGCGTGCAACATTCAATGCAATCGCTACTGATTGCTTATGATCTTTTCCACTTTTTTCTTCAACTTCTATGTTATGTCCTATATTCTTTTTTCCTTTAAGCAGCGGCATGCATCTTCTCCAATTGTGAAACACGTTTATGCAATCTCTGCACTTCTACTAGAAGAAATGTGCATAGTTCATGATACTTTACACTGTCCGGTTGTTTTCCATCATTGTAAAAACATAGATAGGGAAAATCTTCGTGTACATCTTCAGCTATCAAACCGTATTGAATTATTTTTTCTTTGTCGTTTTTGTAGTTGAACGATTTTGGCTTAAGGTGTAAAACAGAAACCTCATTCCCGATATCTTTTATATTTTCCTTATATCTTTTTGATGATGCTATTGTTCCTAATTGGCCGCTACTAGAGCAAAGAACAGCAGTTCCCGTTACTGTGGCACCTGTTATCCCTGCTATAAAACAAGTATTTTGTTGTTGAGTGGAAGTGCCTTGCGATCCGATTCTAATCACATTACTTTCACTACCAGTACCTACGTTTCCTATACAGATGTTGCTGCCTTCTGAAGTCAAATAATTCGCTCCAGATCCATATCCCATTACAATATTATATTGTCCTGTAGTGCCAGAATATGAACTTGTACCGAATACAGTGTTAAAGCTACCTGAACTTAATCTCAAACCACTCGTATATCCATAAACACTATTACCTGATCCACTAGTAATACTAGGTCCAACAGTTCCACCAAAGAAACTATTTTGGTTCCCTGACATAGCCAAGGCTCCAGATCCATTTCCTAGTACCGTATTATGACTTGCATCAGATACTTGAAGAGTAGAAGTAGCACCAGAATTTGAAAAAAGAATACTAGTTCCACATGCTCTTGAGGATTGCCCTGCTTGAATCGTTACAGTGCTACCTGTAATAGAACCAGTATCACCATTAATTGTGCTTATAGCAGCAGGTAAAGCTTGGAAGGTAGGATTTGCGCTGATTCCATTGGAAGTTAGTACCTGCCCATTAAATCCAGGAGTGGTAGCTGTAAAAGCCCCATTCCCTTGTCCTAGAATTACTCCATGAGCTGTAAGACCGCTATTTGTCCCAATAGAGACAAAAGTAGGGCTCGCACCCAATCCAGAACCTATTAAAGTTTTTCCAGAAGCTGCTGTTCCTACGTTTGCCATTAGAATACCTCGTAATTTGTTCCGTGAAAGAGCATGTCTAAAGATTCATACGCGTCAGTGAAAACATAAGAAGTAGATCCATCAATTGTCGTGGTTGCACCAGGTGTTGTGACTGTAATCGTATTTGTTGCCGCTTGGCCTAGTCTATCCTTGACAACAAGCTCCCTATTTGCTACAGTTGTATTCGGCAGTAAAATTGTCACGTTACCAGCAGAAGCATCTACAGATATAAAATAATCTGTTAATAATACTGTGTAGGGGCTCATTGCGCTTGTAACGTTTACATAATTTACTGTGTTGTTTAGAGAAATTACTAAGTTATTACTTCCATTAGGATTGGCCGATGTGGAAACACCTACTCCACCATTCACATTTACTACGTTACCTGATGGGATCACTGTTCCATTATCAGTGACGAATGACGTGGGAACAGTTGGAGGAACAGGACCACTAGCCAGATTTTTGATAATTTGACTCATGTTTATCCTGCTTTGATATATGTATAAGAAATGCTAAAAGTACCTGAAGCACCTGTGCCATAAAATACTGTTCCTTGCGGGAAAGCCTCTAGATCATTATCTAGAATAATGGCTTCCCCTGCTGGAAATGTATGCCAGGTTTGAGATGTGCCTAAGCTGCTCATTGTGATAGCTATAGGAACCGATCCCTGATTGTCAAAAATTATTTTGCATGGATTAGCAATAAGTGATCCGATAGCCACTTGAGATCCCGTCATCACTGCTGATAATTCAGGTGCAGGGAGCTGAAGTTGAACAGAATTATTATTAATGTTAAACATGCATTATTCCTTAGGTGGATCTGCGGATTTTTGTTTTTCTTCTAGCTGTTTTGCTTCCAGTTCTTTCATTCTTTGCAGCACATAAGATTGAACTGCAGTTGTGTAATCATATATTTGACCTAAAGGGCAATCTGAATCACATACGATAGCGCATTTTTCAAAGTTTTCTAAAACAAGTTCTATTTGATTTACGAGTTTCATGTATCACCTTTTTTTATTGTTTAAGCAGGTCTAACTATCATGTATGCGTATGTACTGACATCTCCAGTCTGAGTTGATCCAGGCGTTCCTAATATGACACTAGTCACAGTGAAGCTAGCTCCATTACTGATTGTGTATGTCAATTCACCTAAAGTTGTCGAAGCAGCAACAGTTAATCTTGTAAGCAAGATTACGTCACCTGTTGCGATATTGGTATTAGCGATGGTTTGAGTTCCAGCAGTCAGAACACCAGTTCCGATAAAATCTGTTACAGCTCCATGGTGGATTTGTAACATTTTACCGGCACTGTTGATTAGGAGATTTCCTCCGGTAACTACGGCGTTACCTGTGCCAGCATTAATAACAACTGTGGAAGCTGAACTCGTAGAACCGATATTCACTGTTTGAGTAGCAGTGCCACCTGTTCCTATATTGATCGTGTCAGCTGAAGTCGTGACCCCGATATTGACAGTTTTCGCTCCAGAATTGCTTGCGATGCTTACTGTTTGCGTACCAGTACCACCGGCAATGGTCATCGTACCTGTATTAGCTCCAGTACCTCCGAAGTTTATTGTTCCAGAAGTAGTGGAAGGAGCAAATGTATAGGTACTTGTTGCGGCGCCATCTAGACTAAAGTTTCCTGTTCCTACCAGAGCAGCGATGCTAGAATCACCTGTTACAGATCCGATAGTAATCACATCAGCTGATCCCGTCGCACCAATCGCAATGGTTTTAGTACCAGTGCCCGAGGCTGCAATATTAATAGTTTGAGCGCCAGTTCCCGGAGCTATAGAAATAGTTCCTGTCTGTGCTCCAGTACCACCAACTTGTATCGTTCCAGTAGTCATTGCTGTACCAATTTCTACAGAACCACCTAGCTGAGCATTTACAAGCTGCAAATCTGTTGCACCTGCACCCGCCCCGATAGCGATAACGTTAGTGCCGGAAGAAGAACCTAAAGTGATCGTGCCTGTTTGAGCAGTACCACCAATGGTAATAGTTCCTGTGGTCGTTGATGCTCCTACAGTGTAGGTAGATCCAGCAACTCCATTTAAACTAAAGTTACCTGTACCGACTAAGGCAGCAATACTGGATGCTCCTGTACTAGATCCAATCGTGATAATGTCAGCTGATCCTGTTGCACCAATCGCAATGGTTTTAGTACCAGTTCCAGCTGCAGCAATATTGATTGTTTGGGCTCCCGTACCACCAGCTATTGTTATAGTTCCTGTACCTGCTGCTGTACTACCAATATTCAAAGTCCCAGTGGTCATTGCCGTACCAATATTTACGACACCACCCACTTGAACGTTTGCGATTGAAACAGTGCTAGCACCTGATCCATTTGCAATAAGGACAGAATTTGTTCCGCTAGAACTTCCAAGAGTAATAGTGCCGGTTTGAGCTGTGCCTCCAACTGTAATAGTTCCAGTTGTCATTCCAGCGCCTACGTTGACAGAACCTGCGGTTTGTACGTTGGCTATATTTACAGTAGAAGCTCCCGAACCCCCAGCTATGGTAACTGTATTAGTTCCTGAAGAAGATCCCAAGGTGATGGTACCTGTTTGAGCTGTACCTCCGATGGTGATAGTTCCAGTAGTCATTGCTGTTCCAGCAACAATAGATCCAGCCAATTGGTTGACTGCAAGGTTTAGAGTAGTCGCACCAGATCCATTAGCAATAGCAAGAGTGTTAGTTCCGGAAGAACTACCCAGAACCATATTTCCCGTTTGTGCTGTGCCTCCGATAGTAATAGTTCCGGATGTGGTAGCAGCTCCAATTGCATATGTAGTTGTTGCAGCACCATTAAGAACGAAATTTCCAGTTCCTGCTTGTAATGTGAGAGCGGCTGCTCCAGTTGTAGAACCAATCGTTACAAGGTTTGCAGCAGCATCATTAGCTATACCTACAGTGTTACCGCCTCCGGTAAGAGAAAAATTACCAGTTCCTGTTGCTATGGTAATTGCTCCTGTAGAGCCGCCAATAGTTGTCGTTGCTGTCCCTGAAGCATTAAGGCTGACTGTACCTACTGCCGTTAAGTTGGTAAATGTTCCAGCTGCTGGAGTTGTTCCCCCTATGGCAGGAGGAGCTGCAAAGACTGCTGCGAGATTGGATGGTTGTACAGCTAGTGCAGTCACCCCTGGAATAGTTGCTGTTCCTGCAACTGCTTGAGCATTCGTTGCTAGATTTGTGATACCTGTGACACCTGTTTGAGCAATATTTGCACCACCTAATACAACACTCTGAACATATGTGAAGACATCATTAGCTAATGGAACGACAGCTCCAGCTGGCGCAGTTCCACCTTCAAGTTGTGCTAGAGTGGATAATTTAACTACCCCAAGAGTGGAAGTTGTGGCTGGATTATTTCCTCCTATGTCCCAGTTTCCTGCACCTGTAGTTTCGTAAATTGTAGCAGGATTCACACTATTATCCTGCCAACGAGTACCTGGAGGATAGATATCTTGAGTAGTGGGAGCTCGTTGAGCATATCCTATGAATTGCGGATAAACATATGCGTCAACTATATTTGCGAAATTTCCATTGGAATTGTTGAATAGAGAGGCTGTCATGATATCTCCATGCGGTGAATTTAGTTGTAAAATGTCTAAAAATAGACTCTAAACTACATCTACGAAGGCGATCTCGTATAACAGCCGTGGAGAGCGACTCCACTTACGCTAAGCACACAATAACAACTGAAATATTTATGATCCAGAAAAATATGTGGATTTTTATTACACTCAGAGATATGCTATTCCTCTAACAGGAGACACATCTATGGATTGGACGCAAGCATTTACAGTAATGGGAGTTTTGGGTGGATTTATGTTTTTCATACTTCAGCGTATTGAAGGAGATATAAATCGAGTTGAATCTAGAATGGATAGGATAGATACTAGGTTGGATGGTCATGCTCAACGAATCGACCAAATATATTCAGTGATTTTAAGCATTTTAAAAGAGAAAAAACTATGACAGACCAATGGATTCAAATTGTATCGTTGTTTTTTGCTAATGCCGGTCTGATTATTTGGTTTAGAGCAGAATCTAGATCTGACTGGAGACACATGGACAATAAGGTAGATGCTATTCAAAAAGAGATTAAAGACTTTCATTCTAGACTAGAAAAACAGGATGCTGAATTTAAAGCATATTTAATGAATCATAACAGAGAAATAGAAAAATGAAACCACCTTTAAACGATGAGGACATGAAATATTTCTACGAGTCATATGGATATGGTGAAACTATACCCAAAAAAAACTCCAGAATTCTCTTTGATGTAAAAGAAGGAGAGATAAAGGATTTGATCGTAGAAGAATTTGCAAACCCAGGGGAGAAGCAATTTCTATATAATAAATATTCCTATGATATAGGAAATTGTTTATCAAATTGGGAAGAATGGAAACTTTCAGATGTTCTAATAGCCATATTTGTTTCATATAAGACAGTTCCCACTAGTTTGAGACTGAGAATACTCATGCAACTCTCTAAAATAGAGGAATTCAGGCCGTTATTGCACCATTGGATATATAAAAATATAGTTGAATAGATTAAGTTAATCTTTGATATGGATAATTTTGCTGCTTGATTAGTGTAAATAGACTAGCTCCTAGACTTGGAACTTTTCCTTTCCACCATTTACCCCATCTATTCTGCCCATTTGTACGTGCAGGAACTGCACCTTTCTGGAATAATTCGAATATCTGCTTAGGAACTCCCT